CTTTTATCTTCAAACATCTTATGTAAGTCTTTTTCATCTCTTACTCTTGCCTCGTGATTAAACAACATCTCTATAGTGGGTTTTTCAGATTGTAAAGTCCTTTCTCTATACTGTGGGTTTTTTGACCTTCCTATTTTATAGTAACCTGTATTCTTATCAATCATAACATAAACCTTTGTAAATTTTGTTTGCATCTGTGCAGGAGATTTATCATTAATAACATCTTTTAAATTTGTTACATAAATTCTACAATCACTACGAACCTCGTTTAAGTTGCAATCTAAAACAGCACCTAAAACTGTAGGCTTTTCACCTCCATAACCATAATCAAAATCTCTATGAGGCATAAACCTTATGTCGGTAGCTTTAAAATAAAAAACCTCGTCATTATCCATTAAATCTCTAAAGCCATAAGAGTGCCTAAAAGCATTATCCTTATCCTCAATTTGATATATTTTATTTTTTTTAGGATAGAGTTTTTTAATCTCCTTTTTATTTTCTCTACACCATTCTATTCTCTCTTTTTTTAGTTCTGATAACTTTTCTCTAATAGATTGCATTTTATTATCAAATTTGTTTAGTTCTTCTATTACGTTCATAATTTTTAGTTTTAGTTTTAATCGTTTAACTGGTCTTTAATATATTGGATATATTTCTCTGTGTATTTTTGGTAGAACTCTGCAAACTGTTCTTTTGTCGGCTCTTTACCTATCTTCTGTTTGCAATATAAATACAATACATTTCTTAGCCTTTCGCTCTGAGTCTTACCATTTGGTTTGTCTAGTACAACCTTGTCTATTTGGTTTATTTCATCCGTAGAAAGTCCTTCGCTATCTTTAAAATATAATATTCCGTTTGAGTCTAGTAGCTTATCTACTTCCATTAGTTCGCTGCTGCTTTGCTCTAGGCTTGTTATAAATGAAATTTTTAAGCTCTTGTCTTTTCGCCTTGTTACTCCATCTAGTGTACATTGTTTTAATAGTTTCATGTCGTTTTGTTTTTAGTTTTAATTGTTTTTATTACTGTTTTAAAATTGTCTATGTGTTGATAGGCATCTCCATCTATACATATTTTACATAACTCTTTACAGTGTAAATACTCGCTTAAATTAGAACAGGTGTATAAATTATATTTACATTTGTTTTTATAGTTCATCAAATATAGATGTTTGTTTTGTGTCTTTCTTGTTTATTATTCCTCTAGCTGTGTCAAAAATAGTTTTCCCTGCTTCGTAATCTACTAAGTTTCTAGCTATTTTATGTATTCTTTGTTTTCCTTTATACTTTCTAAAATCGTAATCGTGAAAGTCAGAAAGTCTTTTTATGAATCCATTTGTTTCATGTGTAAACCCTTTTGCTTTTCTTTCTCCTAAGTCAGTAGGTAGATTAAAATTAGTCCAGTATAAGTGTCTACCTCTTTTCTTTGCAGGAATTAAAGGCTCATAAAAAGGTATTACATTCTCTACACAATACTTACCTTTAAAAAAGTGGTCTAGTAATAGAATCTCTTGATATAGTTTCATATCGGGATAAGTTGCTTTAGACTTTCGCTCCCCTTCTCCTGTGTTTGTTTTTCTCATTCTGCTGTGAGTAGGGCAAGGTGGACTACTCCAAATAAAATCAAACTCTTTGTAGTGGTCTAGTAAATATTGGTGTGCATCTGCTACTATTACCGTATCCTTTGGAAATCTCTCTTGGTATAGTCTAGCAAGCTCAGGGTCTAATTCTACCGCTGTTACTTCGCAGTTATCCCATAGTAGCCTATTGCCTCCTAGACAAGCATATAAATTAAGTACTTTCATTAGTTTTGTTTTTATGTAGTTTAAAATGGGCAATCTTCTAGCTCGTCCTCATCGGGCATAAACTCAAAGTCTGCGTTTGGTTTTAAAGATAGCTGTTTTTCTTGACTATCAAAATTTTTTGTTAAATCAAATGTAGGAACGTAACCTCCTGCTGTATAATATCTGCCTGTAGGTATGTCATAATTTAGTATAGCACTCTTGCCTATATCGCCTTGAAAGTTGTATTTTGTCTTAAGATTCTGAAACATTACAGAGTTATCGTTAAAGTCTCTGTGTATTACATAACCATCATGGGTCTGATTTCTAAAGTCTGCACTACCCGAAACATCGTAAAGAGTAGGAACGCTAAAAGTATTGTCCTCCTCCTTTCGCATCTTTGTAGGGTGTGCTATCAACATTATAATAACATTGTTAGTTTGTGCAAACATTGTAAGTCTAGTTAATACTGCATCTATATCCTTCTTTTCAGATGCTCCTACTACCTTGTTAAATGCATCTATAACAAATATATCTACTCCATAGTTAAACATCTGTTGTTTAAAAGTATCTAGTATCCATGTCCAGTCTGCAACCTCTCCTGAGTTTGGCATAGTGTAGTATATCTTTTGGTCTGCCCAAGTTACATATCTTTCAATATCCGCAGGAGTTATCCTATCGCCTTGACTTTTCCAAAATGGTTTACCTATTGCTTTGGGTATAAACCTAGTTTGATGTAGTGCAAATGGAGCGTGTTCAGGAGTAAAGAAACTAGCTTTCATTTTAAAGTCTTTAACTAAGTTCATTACATACCACTCTGTAAATTCAGATTTACCATGTGATGGAATTCCTGTAACTGTACAAAGATGTCCACGCATTAAACTAAAAAAGCTGTTTATATCTTTAAAGCAGTCTGCTTTTGGTTTGATTGTTTCGGGTAGTCCATTGTTATAAAAATCAAATATTTCATTTTTCAAATCTGAGATTGTAACCGTTCCACTTACTGGAAACTTATTTCTATTTAATACAGATTGTTTTAATACTCCTTTTTGCAAGTCTCCGTTAGCATCTTTATTTTGCCATTCTACAAACTCGCAGCGCCACCTACCTAAACGATGTGCTATTTTATCCTTTAGCTCGTTTCCTTTTGTGTCATTGTCTACTCCTATAATAAACTTTTTTACATCTTTTAAATACTTCTCTGAGTTCTTCCAATATTCGTCATTGTCATTTGCTCCATTAGGAACGCTTATAGCTGACTTTATGCCTATGTGATGCAGAGCTAAAACATCAAACTCTCCCTCTACTATCCAAACCTCTGACTCTCCTACTACAGAGTTGATATTATAAAATATGCTTTTACCTCCTGCTGTTTGTGTAAAGTTCTTTTGAGCTGACCTATATTTTTTGTTTACTACAGTATCGCCTTCAAAATAATTAAATACAATATTGCTACATTCTTTTTTAAGTTGTGGTTGGTATTGCTTCTCCTCTGTTATTCCTAACTGAATAAGTGAATGCTGTCCTATTGCTCTCTCATTCTCTACCCATTTAACCATACCTTCAGATAGTTTAGTAAAGTTCTGCCAGTCTTGACTAGGTAGTATTACCTTTGGCTCGTATTCATTCTTATCTCTAAAAGTTAAAGCACTACAGTAATGACATTTACCAAAACCCTCATTGTGGTTTATCTGTAAGCTCTTGTCTGTTTTGTCTGTTCTGGAGTTATCGCACTCAGGACATCGTATCTTTTCTTGTCCTTTATCCTTTCTAAAGTTAAGCGTATTCCATTCGATAAAGTTGTTCATAGTGCTATAGTTCTTTTTGGTTTGTCAGATTTAAAGTCTTGTTTTTTAAACCATGCTCTAAAGTGTTTTTTAACCTCCTGTAAATCTCTGTCTAAATTATCGTCTAATTCTTGACCTTCCAAAAATATAACTAAATATTTCTCTACCTCAATTAATTTACATTTATTTAGTTTAGCTATCCCTTCCTTCCAAACTTGAGAGTTAAAAAGTTCTTCTCTTATCTTATCTTTTCTTTTCTTTTCTTCTCTTATCTTAATGGCATCACTTTCGTAATGCGTTTCTGATGCATTCGCATTGCGTTTGCTTTGCGTTTGCTTATTCCATCTAGCCTTTGCTGCTGCTGAGTTCTTACTACTTTTGGTTTGTCTTTCTATCCATTGCTCATCTAAAAAATTTATAGAAATATTTTTATCTTTTTTCTTAATTATTTCAGTTTTTAACAGATAATTTATGTTTTTATCCTGATTCCTAAACCTTTTCTTTACTTTTTGTAGTGAAACTTCGCAGCCACTACTCCAGTAATAAGAACAGATATTTATAAATAATCCTTGTATCTCGTAATCTTCTAGTGTTATATCTCCATCGTTCCACTCGGAACAAAAGAACTTAAAATAAGGTAAATCTTTTGCCATAATATTGTGTATAAAAAAACCCTTTAATAGCTTTCGAGACCGCAACTCTACTAACCATTAAAGGGTTTAATCTTATTAATATTTATGTGTAGCTGCTTTTGCGGTTCAGCCTACATATTATCTATTGTAATTATTTATCTAAGTTGTACAAATATAAGCTATTTTATTTTATATCCGTTAGCTAAAAATAAATCTATCACCTTCCTAAAAGGGCAAATCACTTTCCTCCTCAGCTTGTACAGTTTCTTTCGCTGTAGTCTGAGAATCGTCCTTTGTACATCTCCAAGACTGCAACGTTGTGAAGTATTTGCCTTGCCATTCATTTGTTGATACATTAAATTTTACGCTTACTTTATTACCTACAGTATTATACTTTTTAAACTGCTCTACCTTCTCCTGACTGAATACTTCAAAAGCATATAAGTTATTGTAAGTTTGGTCTGTTTCTACTAAATAAGTTAGCTTCTTCCATGGTGTGCCATCCTTACCTGTTCCTGTTACTGTTTCTCCTATTTTGGTTAGAGTTCCTTTTATTTCTAAATCCATAATTTATTAATTTTAAATTGTTTATATTACTGGCAGTTCATCAATTGCCTTATCTACTTTGCCTTGTTCAATATTCTCATTAAATATATTCAAGTCTGTTCTATCATTTTGAAATATAAAATGGTTACATAACGCTTCATACATACAATTCCTAAACATAGGGTCTTCTAGTGCGCAAAATATAGCCTCAGATAGTTGCTCATGTGTTGCACTAATTATAAGCGCAGAGCTGTCATCTTCTAAAAGACCTGAAGACCTTAAATACATTACAGATGTATCTGCATTTAATTTTACACCACTTTTAAATAGGTTAGATATATCTAAGTCTAAGTCTATTAATTCTTGTTTTCTTTTCTCTGTTAATTCCATAGTTTATTAATTTTTAATTGTTTACAAATATACTAATTTTTATCTATATAAATCCATTAGTTTAGAGCATAGCTCATTATTATAGTTTCTATATTCTTTGTCTAATTCTATAAGTCCTTTAATTTTGCTAATAGAATGCAAAGCTGTTGCATGGTCTAAGTCGAAAACTTGCCCTATCTCTGTTAGGGTTATTCTCCTAACTTCGCGCCTTAAAAAGTATGCAGTAAATTGCTTCGCTCTTATTATCTGAGCTTGTCTGTTCTTTACTTTTATCTTCTCTAGTGGCACATCAAAATAAGCGAATACTATTCTGCATATATTTTCTATGTGTTTATCGTGGTTTAAATACATTTGTTTATGTTTTCTGTAAACTTCCTCGTCTACTGTTCTTAAATATTTTTTAATCCCTTTGTCGGTTAAGTAGTGTGCTTGATACATTTGTAAATAAGTTTATGTGTGTGTCTATTAATATTAGTTCTCTGTTAAAGTGTTGCTCTAGCCATTTGCCTTGAGTATTATACCACTCTACAGCTTCTTTTTTAGTGTAGTAATATCTACTATACTCCTCTAGGTTTCCCCTACTATTATATACCTTGTAAATGTAGGGTTTAAATCTATCCTCTTTTCTCATTAGTCTAGTATTAGTTGTTTGTTTAGTATAGAATCTCTGTACTCATTGTAGAACTTACCGCATTCAATTACTCGCTCCATTATCTCCTGCTCTTTATCTCTGTCTCTTTCAAAACTAATACAGGTAACTCTTAAGAATGGGTCGTGTTTATCTACTTTGTGAATGTCTAAGTTATCCCAGTCTTTTAATAAGTAGTCTGGAGTTGAAACCATGCAATAGGCTAGCTCTGCTTTAGGCTTATTGTATAGCCACATATAAGCTCTTAACTGCCATTCGTAATCTTTGTTATTAATATCTTCAGGAGAAGGTGGAAATGTCTCCAAACTCCATGAGCTTTTTATGTCTATAATCTTATCCTCTGAGTTTATATCGCACTCGCCAGTTATAAACTCATTAGAGAGCCTTTCTGTATTCTTTAAGTACAAAGTACCATGCACCTCATTGTAAAGGTCTATACTCGTATCCTCCATGTCTATTCCTTTGGTTAAATACTTAGAATCTATTGTTGACTTGTAATTAAATAAGTCCTCTTTTACTAATTCTTTGATGTACGTTTTACACCCTGCTGACAATGTTTCTTTTTTGCTTCTAGGGTTTGTCATTATCTTCCCTAGTGCTGAGCTTCTTATTTTCATAGTTCTATATCTTTAAGTATAGTTAAAATTTCCATTGTATCGTAATCTTCTAAAGTGTTTTCTCTTTGTTGTAGACTAAAAATAAAATCTTCATCTTGAGAAAAACATCTTTCGTTATAACTACTTGTCATAACGCCAAATTTTATAGGCGTTTCTGGATGTATTGTTTTTAATATTTTAATTAAATCTTCAACCTTAAAAACTCCTTTTCCTTTAAGTATGTTGTTTACTCCTATTTTTACATTTAATTCACTCATCTTATTTGTTTTTAGTGTAGTTTAATTTAATATCTGTTTTATAGTTCTGTTCCATTAGTTCTAGTCGTTGCTCCAAAGCAGATACAATACGCTTATAAGTTTCTATTGTGCTTTCTAATACAATGATTCTTTTGTCTGCTGTTTCCAGTTCGTTTCTTAAAATAGTTTCCATGTTATTTAGCTTTTAGTTTTTTACCTAATTCTGTTACCTTTTCTGCTTGCTCTTTTGTTAAGGCAAAGTCTTTTATTATAGTTCTCAAATCTCCTATACTAGCTTTTAACATCATTCCTGAGAGGTTGGCATCTGTTATCTTTTCTTTTTGCTTAGGTTGTGGCGCTTCTGTGTCTGCATCCTTTGTATCGTCAATTAAAAACAATCCGTTAAGAGCATACTTTCTCGCATAACTGGAGGAGCTACCAAAAGACTGAGCTATATCCATACCCTTTTTATTTGGGTTTATTCCCGCCTGAGCAGATACAGCTACCTCTTGGTCTTTCTCATTCTTTATAGTTGCTATTGCTTCTACAAAGATTAAGCCTCCGACTTCTAATATATTGTCTGAGATATACAAAGTACATTTATTCTTTTTTAAGAGTGGTTTAAGAGCCTCTAATACATCTTCACAGTTTCTGTACTTATACTTACCAAAACTATTGTATTGGCTCTTAGGTGCTTTTAATTCGCTTTGAATGTTTAGTAGTTCTTTCATTTGTTTAAGTTTTTATGTTTATTAATTAGTTTCTGTTCTATTGCTTCGCGCTCTGTCGCGTGGTGTGAGATGTCTTTAATAGTGTGTGTACCATTATCCCAATAGTCTGTTGTAAATACTTCGTATAAGTCTTTATGTACTTTCTGCATCTCATGTAGTGAATGTGTTAGTTTTCGTTTCATTAGTTAAATTTTATTTGTTTAGCCATTAATAAAGCTCCTACCAATATGTAAGAATACTCGTGTCCTTCTTGCTTATACTTTTCTTTGAAAGTTTTAATCATAGCCTCAATAGCTACACATTGAGATTCTGTCTTTAGTGTTGCAATACTTTTGCAAATTTTGTTAAATGATGTTTCCATAGTGTTATAGTTTAAAAGTTTTCAACAATATTAAATAGAACTTTTGGAATAAAAAAATTTTGAAGCAATTATTTTTAATTAGGCACAAAAAAAAGAGCTAACAAATAAATATTAACTCTCTTTCCAAACTAAACTAAACTACGAATGTGCAAATATAATACTATTTTTTTAGTTACTGTTTTTAATGTTTATTTCTTTTGCTCTTTCTAATATATAACTATCTACTTCTAGGTCTGCTTTGGTGTACATTCGCACCATCTCCTCAAAGCTATACATGATGTCGTGCGGATCCGGTACAGGAAAGTACGTAGTGTACTCAATCTCTTCGTCTGAAAGTTCTATCCTTGTCATTTGAAGTAATGTGTTAGTCGTGCTATTTGTCCATTCTCTTTGTGGTGTATAAAGCCTTCTATAGCTTGTTTAGATACATAACCGTTTCTATCGTGCCAACTATCCGCAGGAGATGGACTTCTCAAACTTTCTACAGTTACTCCGATATAATCTTTTGAGTTCTTGTGGTGTACATGATGCGTATATACATAACGGTAATCTGTTTCACTCCAGAGAATAGGTCTTTCTGTAGCCATTAGTAATGGTAAGTCTTGATTCTTTGCTCCATCTCCATGAGTCGTGCCTATTAAGTTCTTGTGGTATTTAAAGTATTTTCTGTGCGCTATACTACAGTCGAAAGTTATATTCTTTGAATGTCGGAAATGTGTTTTAATTACATCGGCTAAAAAGAATCCAGTCATGTAATCGTGGTTACTAGGGTTAAAAGTAAAGTGAACATCTGCTATTTGAATAAGCTGCTCAATTACTTCTACATATAACCTTTTAGCATTTAAGAAATTTTCGTACCACATTCCATCTGTATCCTGAGGAGTTCCGCTTGTAGTATTTCTTTTGGGTGTGTCTGTGTGCAGTATGTCATTCCCTGCTATAAAATTAATCTTATCTATATTAAACCCACTAGACTTGTCTAATATTCCTTGTACTCCCTCTTTTACTTGTCTAACTGCTATCTGTTGGTTGTACTCCTTTCCTGTCTCCAGGACCGAACAAAGTTTACCTACATGAATATCTGCAGGATCTAAAACTAATAAATGTCCATCCTTTGACTTGCTTCGTTTTATAGTAGGATACTTAGGAGAGTATTGTTCTAGCTCTTTTATTAAGTCCTCAGCAAATTTGTTTTTTTCTTCTGTTTTAAAGTTTGGGTTTTTAAAGAATAAACTACTGTTGTCAGTCTTGAGCCATCCATGTTTAACGTCATCTGGATTAATTCCTGCTGCTATACTCTCCTCCTTTATTCGTCTGTAGTTTTGGATAAGGTCGAACTCGTCATCTTTTAGTCTTAGTCTTTTAGTATTTCTGTGCTGCATAGTTTTTTAATTTGCGTAAATATACTAAATTTTAAGCTACATAATTTTTACGTAGAATAACAAAGAACAAAGCAGCTAGTATTACAATTAGAATAATATTAAAACGGTTATCCTTTTCAATTACCTTTATTTTGTCTACTGGAACTAATACCTCGCGAATTATAGTATCTCCTTTGCATTCTACCTCGTGGTATATCTCTTGTCTTAGAGTGTCATAAAAGTACTTTAGAAGCACTCTAGAGTTATCTATGACTGTTATACTGTCTGATGTGTAGAAAGTCGCTGTAGTGTCATGTATGTAGCTTTCTACTATAACTGTGTCTATAACCTTTATAGTATCCTTTATTACTAAGCCATGTTTATAAGCATAGTTCTCTGCTCTCTTTACTTTTCTGTTAAGTCTATTTTGTGGCGAGCATGATATAAAGAATATACAAAGGAGTAGTATTCTCATTTTCTATTTAGACCTATTAAAGAGTCCTTGCTTCTTAGTAACAATAAACCTAGTGCAGCTACTGCTCCAGCTTCTGTTTCTGTGTGGTGTTTGCTTATGTATAGAGATACTGCTATTGTTAGAATAGTTAAACCCATCATTGTAGTTACTATTCCATCTTTAAATAATCGTTTCATAATTTTTTGTTTTAGTTTATTTGAAAGTGTGCGCCATCTTTTTTCCATAAGTCATAACCCCAACTAAGTATTATGCCATAGTCAGAAGCTACTTTTATTAAATGCCTAGCAATAGGCTCTAGGTATTTCATATCCCACGAAGCTCCATCTACATAAGCATAGATATCAAATGCATTTCCAGTCATGTGGTAACTTTTTAATGTCCAAGTTATTCTACTCTTGTCAGGTCTGCCCTCTAAGCCTGTAATGCCCTTTTCGATTAGTTGCTCTGTAGTTCTACCTCTAGCATATAGCTCCTCTTGTCTGCGATAGGTTCTAAAGCCTCCATCTCTAGGAATGCCAAAGTCATAAGGAGAGGTTTTAATAGCTTCTTTTAAAATAGTAATTAATAAAGGGTTTATCCCTTCAATACGTTCTAAACTTCTTTTGCTAAATCTATACATTATTTGTTTATTAGAATGTCTAACTTTCCGTTGATAGTGGATATACCTATTTTAACCTCGTTTATTTCTTTGTTAAAGATGTCGTTTGTCTCTTTTGTTTTCTCCTCGTTTTTCTCCATTCTAGAGTGGATGCCTGAGAACTTCTTAAACATTACAGATTCATTCTTTTCTATGTCTTTTTTCCTCTGTTTAATTTTTTCCTCTTGGCTTCTGTCTGACATTACCATCTTCCAGTAAAAGCCTAAAGCACTTGACACACCAACTACAATGTATATAACATCTTTTAAAATAAAAGTAGCCTCCATCCCATCCATGCTCTCTATTGTTTATTATTCAACTTCTATCGGTTCACTCCATTTGTCGGTTGCCATTATTTCTAGTATTGCATGATGGTCGTATGTTCCTACTGGAACAACCGAACTATCAGTTATAAAAGTAGGTGTATATCCCTCTTCCCATTTAATGACAAACTGCGTGTCATCTAAACTTTTACGAATTGTAGATGCTGAACTTTGAGCCACTTGACTGAAGTCAATTAATCCAATGTCTGCAAGTTTAATTATTGCGTATGTTTTTGTATTGTGCATTTTTATATTTTTTAAAATTATGTAGGTACGTCTGTAACTCTGTCAACTTCATCCATATTTAAAGACACAGAATTTGATGTGCTATTTGGTGCTTCGCCTACTCTGTCAAAAACATTCATATTTACAGATGTTCCATCGTTAGTTCCAACTTCATCTGGGATAGTCCAGTCTGTTAATAAGGTTGCATTTTCTCCCATTTTATAATGTGCAAATGCTCCGCTTATAGTTGTAGGTTCCCCACCGTTATAGACGTCTGTAATATCGGCTTGTAAAAGTTCAGTATTATAAACACTAACTTCGTCAACTTTCCCACGTAAAAAGGAACCAGCAGCACCATATTGACCTATATTAACGGGTGCGGTTGTGTTACTCATAGCTACGTAAGTTCCTTTTATAATATTTGTAGGCGTTTCTTTTACTGAATTTACATAGATACTCAATCCATCTGCGGCATTGCTTCCTCCACTTCCGTCATAAGTACATACAACATTATACCAAGTATCCACAGCAAATAATGTTGTAGAATCAATACTTTGTTGATTGTTTCCACCTTGGTCTTTGATATAAAATCTTAATTTTTTTGAAGCTCCAAAAAATCCCATTGCATATTCTCGGTTTGGTAAACCCGAATCTTTTGAAAAAACAACATTATTAGTGCCGAAACCGTTTAACTTAAACCAAACAGAAACAGAAAAAGCTGAATCTGTTACGCCATTTCCAAAACTAAAATCATCACTATCGCCTAAATTGATATAGTCGTTTACTCCATCTAATTCAAAACTATAATTAGAAACTTTGTCTTTGTTCTCATTGTTAGGTATTAGCCATTGTGGGGATTTGTAAGAACCGTTATCTCCCATTCTATACCAACTTAAAGGTGGAGTTGCTAAAAGGCTTAAGTCTGTTGCTGCTCCGCTTCCATCCCAAACATCCCCAATAGGAATAACACTATCGAAAATAGATGCCTCGTCAATGCTGCCCTCAAACATTCTTTGTGTACTATTGGAAACGCCCCCTATTGTAGGTATTACCGTACTGGATGCTCTTAGCCCTCCATTCGCAGATGTTGATTGCGCTATTTGTACACCGTCTACAAATAATTTTAATCCATTGGTAGTTGTGTCTCCTGTATAGGTAAACATTAAATGATGCCATTGGTTGTCATTAGGGGTGGGTGTAGCTGAATTAACTGGAGTATAAACACCGCTTGAATCATATATAAAAGCTGAAAAGCCATTTAAGTTTGTGCCACCTCTCCAAAATAAAGCCCAATTCCTATTGGGGTTGTATCTTGTTTCTTCTCCAAAAATTACTTGAATAAACGGCGATGCGCCACCTATATTGGTAGTAGGTATCTTTACCCAAGCACTAACAGATATTGCTCCCGTTATACCTAAAGATTGTGTGCCTATCTCAACTTTGTCATCCACACCATCAAAATCTAGCGAATATGTATTGGCGAACGGTGCGCCACCTCCTCCTGAGCCTACTACTAGACCGCTGTTATATCTATAACCATAACCGTACATACGACTATTTTAAAATAGCTACAACGCTACCGCTAGTTAAAGTTATTGCACTAAAGTAATCGCCTCTTTGCGGGGTTATTAGTACTCCTGCCTTTACTCCTGTAGCAGGGGTTGTGATGTAAGAAGCTAGTACATCTGTAGCTGTGTCTCCGTTTACTTCTATTCTAGCAATTACAGTATCTTCTGATACGTAATAAGAGTCTGCGTTTAATACTTTCTCTGCTGTGTCGTTAATAATTACTACACCATTTATGGCGATTAGTTCTCCTGAGTTTGTCATTTTTATTTATTTATTAATTTTGTGGTATTTGGCATTCATCGTATTGTAAAGGTTGTTTAAGTTGCATGGACATTGTCCACCC